CGTTTGATTTAGATAAAGAGTTAGGTATAGAAAAGGATGAGTGAGCTTATTTGTAATTTACCCTCGAAAGATGTGTGGGTTAGAAAAGAATATTTAAGGGATCACAAAGATGGACATGGGGAATTTGTCGCTGGAGTCTGGGTTAGTGCTAAATCTATTCCTGGACGGGCGTTTTACTTTGAAACTTATTTACCTGAATATGGTGCTCTGTTTGATAAGCTACCTATCAGCGCGTTTCTTCACAAAAAGAAAACTCCATCGCCTGATCTTCCGCTTAATAATTTGCAATTTTGGAATTGCATGGATTATGGTGTTGTCTCTGTTTATAAGCAATTCATTGGGTCAATGGACTTTGAGGTATTAAGCAGAGATCACGGTAAATTGACGGGTTCTTATGTTTGTACAATGGATAATTATCATTCAGATATAAACTCAATTGATTATAGCACTAGTGAAACACCAGCTGAACATAAATCACATAATCTTTTAGCTTTAGAAAATGGGCAATTTTGCCTGTATCCAAATAACAGGATGAGGGTTTATGATAACTCATTAACTCCGCAGGAGCCATTGCAACCAGACTTTAAAGTTAGTACAATAGAATACCAAGTTGAGAATGGAAACAGAACTAGACTTGGTGATACAGATGAATACTTTTGGAAAACTAAAGATGAATGATAGAATTTGTTTTAGTCTATATGATAGGCACATTAGTTATTAACCAGGATCAAACATTTAGAGATGTTGACCATTGCCTATACTTTGCTAAAAGATTAAACAACCAGCCAGAGATTCCATACCCCAATGCCAAGAACAAAAAGATTACAGCCTATTGTAAGCCCGTGCCTAAACGTGTGCAAAATAAAAAATAACATATGTGTTGGTTGTTTTAGAACCCTGGAAGAAATTTCTTCCTGGATAACACTATCTAACGAAAAACGTACCCAAATTATAGACTCATTGGAAAAAAGAAGCTCTCAGATCTCCTAGAATCGTTGAAACATAACGCTTTGGTATGATTACTACCTAAAACAATGTCTTTTTGTATACGCTTATGATACCTACCTTAGAATTAATAAGTGCTTTTTCAGCACCAATATCTTTCATTTTTGCTCTGTTCTCTATTACTTAGAAGTAATCTATAACTAATAATAGAAATGGAGAAATAAATGTTTGCAAAATGGTTTTATAATTTTAAGGTGGGAAGAACAATCAACGCTTTGAGTATGTTAGACGATTACATACTAAAGGATATAGGTATACACAGGTCTAATATACGGTCACACGCATATGAAATGTTTAAAGATGAAAAGCCTCAAGATGAAAAGTCCCAAGATCCTCTTGAAGAACTACACAAACAATTTGTAAAGGCTGGTTACTAACCAACCTCTCCCCAATTGTTACCTAGTTCTGCATCAACTTCAAAAGGTACTTTTAAATCAGGAATACAAGTAGACATTATATTAACTATTTTATCTACTTGTTCTTGATTCTGTATATTAAAACATAATTCATCATGAACCGTTAACGTAGGACATAAGCCCTCTTTATAACATTCTACCATAGCTTTTTTTGTTTGATCGGCACTCGATCCTTGGATTAGTTTATTCAAAGCTTTGTATGTAAAGGCTCTTCTTAATCTATTTTTAGAACCATATTCTTTCTGTGCATCTTCTAATGACATAGCTTTGTTATATGAATAAGAAACAGGTTCCCACATATCAAACCTACACTTACGTCCTAGCCAAGTTCTAATTACACCATGTTCTTTTGCATGATTAGATGTTTTATCAGCAATACCTTTTACAAAAGGAACCTTTTCATGATATGTAGCCAATAGCCTTGTTGCCTCTTCTTCATCAATACCCATGACACTAGCTAGTTTTTTCTTACCCATTCCATACATAATTCCAAGGTTCACAGTCTTAGCATTCTTACGAGATATACCTGCCATATCAGCTACCATCTGATGGAAGTCAGCATTTCCTTGATTATACATTTCTATCACTTGATCTATCTGAGGATGTTTATTTACACCTGTCAAGCTACCACAATAATGGGCTAACCATCTTGGTTCTTGTGATGCATAATCAAAGGAACCCCATTTGTGGCCCTCCTCCGGGATAAACAGTCCACGAATTAATTTCTTAATCTCAGGATCTCGTGCAGGGATCTGCTGCAAATTGGGGTTGCTTGAACTAAAGCGACCTGTTACAGTTCCTCCATCATCGGATCTTAAAGGATTAAAATCACAATGAATTCTACCCTTATGAGAATGATTAAGAATAGTTTCAACAAACGTAGTGTTCGCTTTATTAAGTTCTCTTATTTTAAGAATCTTTGCTGCAATGGGGTGGGGATTATTAGAGAGAAATTGTTTTGTAAACATGGGTGCCCCAGACTTTTCTGTGCGAAGATAGTGGATCCCAAGGGAGTCAAACACCTTTGCTATAGATGTAGCGACCCAAGGTTCAATAGAGAAACCTGTTTCCGTGGATACCTCTTGAAGTAATTCTTTCTCACGTTTAGCTAACATCTTTTTAACTTTTTCCGCTTTATCCACATCAACACGAACACCTTTTGTTTTCATGTCTAATAACACCGGAAGTAAAGAAGATTCTAAATTAAATATAGAATTACATTCTTCTTTATCTAAAATAGGTCTTAGATGATCCCAAAGTTTTAATGTAACACTAGCGTCTTGTTCAGCATAAGCTCCAACAAAACGACTAGGTAATTGCCACATACCAGACTTTGCATCAACACCAAAATATTCGGCTGCCTTGTTCATCATTCTTTCGTTCTTGTACTCTCCAAGGTATTCCCCTGCGAGTGAGTTAAGATTGTAGTATCTTCGGTTCTCATTCAAAAGAGGTGCCGCAATCATTGTATCTATAATCTTGCCTTGAACTTCTATGCCCTCGGCTCTTAGCCAACCTAGATCATACATAGAGTTGTGAAATACTTTTTCTATGTTAGGTGTTGCCATTTGTTTTTTTAACCAGGAGAAAACTTTCTTTGGTTGTATGTTGCCACCACCCTCATGTCTTATTGGATAGTAGCCAATAAAATCTCCTGCAGCCACAGCCACTCCAATTACATATCCATCATTTCTACACCAACCCGGACCAAGCTTCATTAAATTTGGATCCCTTGTCTCTAAGTCAACGGCTATTCTATCGCACTTAGTTAAGTCTGGAAAAGAAGATGGAGGAGACCAATCAGTTTCTAATCCAATGGATGCTACTTCTTTTATTTCTTCATTCATTAAATCTGGCATGTCTTCTGGACCCTTTGCTTTAAACCAATCTCCACCCATGTTGGCAAGATTATATTGATGTTTTTTAGTCATCGTTTATTATTTCTCCACCTAATGCTGCGTAGCCAATTATATCTATCCACGAATCATCGTGCTTCATTGACTCAGCTAACCTAGCTAACTTAACTCCAATCATACAAGCAACAACTTCTTCGGGTGTTATTTCTCTAGCTAATACAACAGACCAAATCTTGGCTATTCGTTCATGATTGAATTTAGCTGGTCCATACTCCTTGGCTCTCGGACCATTGATTAATCTCTCAGCTTCATCTAAAAAATGTTTTCTATCTTTCTTAGCAAAGTCTTTAATCTGTTTCATATTATCTTTTAATTCTTTTGATATTGTCATAATAGTTTAAATCCATTCTCTGTTTTTGATTCTACAATATGTAATTCTTTTCTTGCTCTCGTTGCACCAACATAAAAAGTTCTAACCTCTGAATCCTGGTCAGCACTATTTGCACATGCTCTAGATGATTCTAGCATTAGTAAAACATTATCAGCCTCTCCTCCTTTAGCTTTATGGATTGTAGATATTTTTATTCTTGGGGATCCGTTCCAGATCTTCTCGCCACTCTTTCTTACTGAGTTGATATACGTTAACTCCCTATCCGATACATTCACTACTTGGTTCCAATGTGTTTCCGCAGAAACATTCAGACACTCTGCCATGTGCTCTATTGAGTATAGTTTTTCTGGATCTATAGAAGTTAACACTTTTTTCCCATGTTTGGTAAACACATGAGGCTGTGTTATCTTTGAAAAACTCTTCCATTCGCTTATCGATAGTTCGTGATTTTTGCAGATTTTATTCCAAACTTCTATTCCGTTAAGTACATTTGGAGAAATAGACCAACCGGAACCTTCTTTCCAAAATAGATATCCGTTATCTTTAATGAGGGCAGCAATTTTATTAGCAATATAATTTGTTCTTGCAAGGATCAACCACTCTCCAGTTCTTAGGTCTACATCCATTATATCGTAATGCCATACAACTGAACCTTCTCTTGAGGTGGGTTGCCAATCTTTTGTTTGTCTTGTCGATAGCCTTTTGACTAAATCCTCTGCTATATTATGCACAGACAAGGGTATTCTATAAGACTTATTTAAAATTATCTTGTTGGTACTAGCATTTAAAAAATCTTTGACATCAACTCCCATCCAAGAATATATGCATTGATCATCATCTCCTGCATAAAAAACTTTCTTTGATCTTGGTACTAAGACTTTCTTTACCATCTCCCATTGCATGGGAACTAAGTCTTGTGCCTCGTCAACGATAAGGACATCTAAATTCGGACCTTGATCCTGAGTTATAAAATCTTGAATCATATCAACAAAGTCACGTTTCTTCATTGTTCTTTTGTAATCATTCAATGCTTTCTCAACTATCTTAGCTTGTTGGAAGTTTAACTTACGATCATTTGTATCACTAAATTGTTGCTCAAGACTAACACCTCTAACACGAGCCATTTGTATTAAACC